ACCACCTTTACATTTCCAACTTGAGCTGTAATATCCAATGCAACCGTTCTGCTGCCCAGCTCCGTTACGCCGCCGCCAACAGGATTCCAAGCAAACTGCCTACGGCTTTCATCTAAAGACTGATCTGGTCTAGGATTTCTCAACGCCTGTGGATCATCTGTGCGAACACGGCCAAGTTGTAGCTGCGGCTGATCTGGGTCAACAACATCTCGACCAACAAGAAGCCCCGTCTTTCTAAGGTTAACAATCTGGGGAACTAAATCTTTTTTAGGGTATCTAAACCCAGTGCGGTCACAATAACCAAACGCATGCTTTCCACTAGCGTAACTCAAAAGGTATACCCTCCCGGAGATACAAACAGAGATGCTTTTTCTCTAGCCGCATCTGCCGCCATTTCCCATTGCTCATCGTAATCTGCCTTAAGAAGCTGGGCGCGGTCGGCTGCCTGCGGATATTTCTTTGCAAGGTTATATGCCAGCCCAGCAACAAGGCATGGCAAGAATCTTGCAGGAACATCCATATTGTTTGAGGCGGGCTTGCCAGAATCCTCAACACGCTCCATATAATAGAACCCAAACGTGTAAGTCTCTTGGCTGTCAGGTACAGGCCACAACTTAATAGTGATCCCTGTGGGCTTGCGCTCAACGTAATACTCAAGGGGCTTAGACTGAGTTAGCTTGTTTGAAAGGTGGGCATACTGACTAATCGATATTCTACTCATGCTTTGATCGAACTGACCGTTTGTGTTACCGGCATCTGTACGCAAGTACGCGTCAACAATATCAAAGACTTGAGGGTCTAGGTCATAGTTGCCCGTGCCGGGGGTGAGAACCTGAGTTCCTTCCTTGACAGTCCACAAGTTTAAACCTTTGTTTTGCCACTCAAGCATCAACAGATCAATGCTACGCCGAGCTGTTTTGTAGTCATACCCACTACGAAGCTCAAGGCCAGCTCTTTCAAACGCTTCTTCTATAGCCTCTGAAAGGTCTAGGTTAAATGCGTATGTGCCACTGGTTGTCATTAGCGAACTCTACCCTTTGTTTTGCCTCTGGTAGCACATCCATCAATAGGCTTAACTCGTCCACCTGTTTTCATTTGAATAGCCTTGCCAGCTGCATCTCGCTCTTGAGATGTTGTCTGACCTCTAAGCATTTTCTCTTCTTCTTTCTTGTCTTTTCTATCTTCCATAACAGACATGCCAACACCAAGTATTCCGGGTATATTCCCTTGGCTCGCTGCATAAAGAGGGCTAATCGCGCTCAATAATCTTTTTTCATTTTTTCCCATTACGCTTTCCTCGCTTTGAAATTCCTGCCTCTGACAACGCTATAGCAACAGCTTGATCTTTTTTCTTTACAGTCTTACCAGATCCGCCGGACTTTAACTTGCCCTGCTTAAACTCTTTCATCACCTTAGACACCTTAGCTTTTTTTCTTGAACCGGGTGCCTTGCTTATTTCTTTTCCAGTTTGCGCTCTGCCGATCATTACCACTTCGCCTTGTCAGCCCAGTACGCCGCACTCATCTTTCCCTTCTTGATATTCTTTGCGTGTCTGGCCTTAAATGATGCTCGTTTCTTCTTCATTTTGTCTGACTCGCCCGCTTTTGGTTTGCCCGCTGTTTTGGCACCTTGCTCCCCAAAACGAATAGTCTTAACCTTGTCGCCCTCTTTCGCAACAACAACATGCGATTTCTTTGGATGATCTGGAGTTCGCTTTGGCTTGTTGTATCCACTAACCCCAGCGCGGGTAAGTCTTGAATCTTTTTTTTCAGCCATTACTTTCTATGCCTCGCTGTTTTCTTCGCGACCTTCTTTGGCTGAGACGAATGCTGCTTGCCTTTCTTGGTGTCCTCTCTCTTCTTCTTTGTTGTTGCTGCGTACTCAGAAGAAGATAAAGACTTAATAGCCTTTTCGGGAAGATATCTTTCTCCAGTTGCCTTGGAGCCTTGAGTGGATGGCTTGCCGGACTTTGTTGTCCACTTCTGGGCTGTCCACTTTTTTAGACTTTTCTGAGGCGACTTTAAAGGCATTAGTCTTTGTAGCCTCCACCCTTAGCTTTGTACTCTTTGGCCAGCATTTGTGCTTTTCTCGCGCTCCACTGGCCCGGCTTGCCACCCTTGTCTCCAGCTTTAATCTTGTTAAACAAGGATTTTCTCATTGTAGGCTTTGTGTAGTTGCCTGCCTTGTTAACCGTGGACTTGGATGTTTTTTTAGTAGCCATTACTCGTAAAACATGTCCGCTTCAAGAAGGTTAGTCATAACAAAGTATACGCCTAGCGTGGTAACAAAGCCGCTGTTGGGGACGGTAAACACGTTTGCAAATGAATCATTTGCCGCAACACCCTTGCACATAAGCCAACGCTTTGGTTTCTTTTGGTTTGCGCCACTGTTTGCAACGTAAACACAAGCTGGATCATTTGTAATTGTGTCAGAGTTCAGCATTGTAACTGTAAAAGCATCGGCAGTTGTTACTGTAATTGGGTAGTTACCTGAGCAAGCTGTTCCGCCGGTTCCTGATGAAAAGCAAATACCAACAACATCGCCCGTAGATAGTCCGTGACCCGTGTCCGCTACGGTTACTGTTGTACCTGACTGCCCATATGTCCCTGAAACGGGAGCTGTATTAGTGTCAAAAACTGTAAGTTTTCCTTCGCTGGCGGTTCCAACAATCGAAAACTCTTTTAAACGGTGAGGACCAAGAACAGCAAATCCGCTTTCGCGTTTACTGACCTGAAATACCTGAGATAAACTGTTCACAAAAATTCTCCTTTATAAAAGGGGCTTTCGCCCCAATCATTATGGCTGATCAGAAAACGCTGGTGCAGTAGCAGAAACAATATTGCCCCAAACATACCAGTTGGTGTCATCTTTGGCGAGGATGTTAATTTCCATGATGCCAAAGTCTGTCAAGGTAAGAATAGAGTTTGAGTTTCCGTCCGCGTATACAGACACGTTGTCCGCGTTTGTATCAAGATGCTGGAGACCACCAATAAAGAAGTTTGTATCAGATCCCGTATCAATAATCAGGTTTTCTGTTTCTTCAGCCGCGCCACCGTAAATCAATTTAAAATACAGACCGGCAGAAGGATCAGGAAGTGTAACTGTGCGGTTTGCAGTAACCGCAGGAACAACGATAACTCGACCACCATGCACCGCTCCAGACAATGTTGCGTCTGCATCGGTCAATAAAACTGGGGAAACCTGAACGCCAGATGAATTAAAAGTAAAAGATGTAGATATAGCTCCGCTCGTTGCACCTTTTGATACAACTTGGAAACCGTTTTCGGACCGAACAGGTCCTGTAAAAGTTGTGTTAGCCATGTCAATCTCCTGTCGTGGCAAGTGTCAGCATTGTTGCTGTCAGGGGAATAGAATAAAAAGGGGCCGAAGCCCCTTTAGTTTAGTTTGCTCCGGGAACGCCGTAGATTCCAAGAGGATCTGAAACACCGAAGCTGTAACGCTCACGAGCCTTGTAGCGAACGTTGCCAGTGTCGAAGTCTCCATCCATTGAAGTTTCCATCGCAGTACGCTGGAAGTGCTTCATGCCGTTTGGTACGTCAGTAATGAGGAAGAACGCATTGTTATCAGTCAAGTAGTGGTTGACTGAGTATCCGCCGGGGATTGCACCCATGTTGCGGATTGCGTTGATATCATTATCTGCTGTAGCAACACGCTGAGTTGTTTCAAGCAAACGCTCTGCTGTAAACATCAACGCGGGCGGAACAATCAATCGAGTTGGTCGAGCTGCAATCAACAAGCCTCGCTCATCAGTGAAGGCGGCAATCTCAATAATTGCGTTCTCTAATGAAGTCTCGTTTAAGTCAGCACCTACCGAAGGACGGTTGGCATTAACACCACCATTTACCAGCGGGTGGTTGGCGTTAAATAGTGTTACACCATCGCCAGAGTTGTAAGAAGTGAAGCCATTGTTCAATGGGTTCGCTGCTTTAACCTGCTTGGTGTATGCCATACCGCGAGCTAGAGCTTTGGTGTAACGTGCAGACAAAGAGTCATACAGGTTATCTTCCATTGCTTCCTCAGTGATTGAGAAGCCCATTGCGATTGTTTCGTGGTTGTATCGAGCAGTGAAAGATTCCTGTGCTGAATCATAGCTAATAGCTGCACCTTCAGCTTTAACAGGTGCGGCACCAAAGCCACTCAACTTCACTTCTTCTTCAAATGATCGCTCAGACGATTCCGTCTCATAAATCATTTCGTGCTCGTCTTCATACTTTTCGTACTCCAAACCAAACAAGGCATTTAGCCCGGGCAGGAGTTCCTTAAGCATCTGTGCGCGTGAAATAGCCATTGCTTAATTCTCCTTATACGCCAGTGGTGTTGGAATACTGGTGGCCAGCATTGAACTTAACGATCACATCTGTGTAGGTATCACCTACTGCACTGTTGGGGCCATCAACAAAGTCGATGATTCGCAAAGGCAGTGTGTTGGTGGTATCAATAGATGAACCGTCAACAGCATTTTTGCTGCGTCCGATGCTAGTTGATCCAGCGGTTTGTACTACAGCAACGTTGTTGCCCAAGCCTGTTTGTGCGATAGCCTCATCAGACTGCATACGCATCAACACGTTTGGATCATCAACAACATAGGCGACAATGTCGCTTGCTGCTGTGCTTGCAGGAAACGTCTGAGAAAAAGTTAATTCGCCAGTTGTAGGACTGGTGAAAGCACAACCAACAAAAACACCAACAGGCGTTAGTGTGGTGGTGCCAGTATCTTTCTCAACTGTACCTGTGTTTACTAACTTGACGAAATCGCCATAAAAAATAGCGGTGCCGTACCCACTTGCAACTTTGATGTGACGAACTTTTCCGGTGAAAGAGCCGCTCGCACTCAGCGTATCAGTAGGTTCCGCACCCATAGGGGTTGCAGT